ATGATGGGCGTGACCCTGCTGAAGGGCCAGCAGGAACAGGTATTCATGTACATGTTCGGCAAGGCCGGTTCCGGTAAGGGCACGCTCATGAACATCGCCAAGGACATTCTTGGTACAGGTGAATCCGGATACGCCGCGTACATCGATTCCGATTTCTTCGTTGCAAGCCGCATGAAGCAGCACCCTACCGAACTCATGCAGTTCCTTGGTGCCCGTATGGTCATCTCTTCCGAGATCACGCAGGGCCAGAAGATGGACACCGGCAAGCTGAAGAAGACCACCGGTGGAGACGCCATCACAGGCCGCTACATGGGCAAGGATTACGTCACCTTCGATCCGACGCACACCCTATGGTTGATGGCGAATGACCGTCTACAGGTTCCGCACGATGACCAAGGCGTATGGCGCAGGCTCCGCGTGATCCCGTTCGACTTCGCTAAGAAGGAATCCGAGCAGGTAGGCGGACTCTTCGAACGCATCATGCAGGAGGAAGCTCCCGGCATCCTCGCACGCTGGATTGCCAAGGCCGGTCAGTATCTAAGGGAAGGTATCTCCACACCTTCCGTAGTTCTGACAGCGCGTGAGAGTTACATCACCGAACAGGACACCGTGAAGGAATGGCTTGAGGCGCATTGCGAGATCGCAACGGAGAAGCCTGCCGAGTTCCTGACTCCCGGGGCCGTGGCCCGCAAGAGCTACCTTGACTGGTGCAGGATGGAGCGCCGAACAGCCCTCAGCCCTCAGAAGTTCTCACAGGCTCTCCGTGATAAGGGATTTGCCTACGGAGTACAACGTGTCACAACCGGGCAGCAGGTCCGAGCCTATACCGGCTTCACTGTGACACTTAGCTGAATTTGTGACAGTTGGGTGACAGGTCTCAAAGGCCCCTAAAGTCCCTAAAAACCCTTATAGATAAAGGGGTTGTGACACTTGTGACACTTGTGACACATATTTACTAAGAGTATTTATATAAGCTCTCTAAGGCCTCTATAGGCCCTATAGGGTGCTCTATACAAAGATGTGTCACAGTGTCACAAGTGTCACGGCCCCGAAATGACGTAGCGATGCATGACGTAATGATGATTCCACTAAATCAATCCGAAGGAATCGGAAATGTACGAAATGCCAGAACCCCCACACATCGACCTTCCCGAGGGATGGGTCTTTACGCCAGTAGAGCCGGAAAGCTTTGAAGACTGGTTCGATGCCAAGTGCACAGCAGCGCACGAATTCAACAAGGCGAACGGATACTACAAGTGATCGAAATACTCTGTTTGATCCTTCTAGGCGTAATCGTCAAAGACCACACCGCACGAATGAAAGAACTAGGCCAGCAGGCCAGAAACTACGGAATGAAAGAGACAGCATGAGCAAAGAAGGAATTTTGAAAGTCCAGCTATTCAACCTAGAGAAGAGCGCAGAGACGCTGGAGAGGATTATCTACAACGACCTAACCGCGCTCCACTCACTACCAGACTCAAAGGTTGAAGCATATGAACCAAGAGTGCTGAGGAAGCTAGAGAAGCTGGACGCGATACAGGACGGGATTGATACGGTCACAGCGGAACTGAAAGCCGCTGGATGGTATGAGTCCCGAAGCCTGACAGGGAACGTCTACGAGTACAAGCGACCCAAGTACGAACTGCCGAAGCCAGCGCCGAAGAAGAAACCTAAGCAGGCCCGCAAGGTCTACCCCGTTGAGTCTCCGAAGAAAGCACCACCCGAGAAGCACGTACCGGACCGAGACAGGAAGCCTAAGGCAGCCAAGGCCCCGGCAGTAAGGCCCACAGCCAAGCCGGTCCCGAGGCCGAAGCCAACGCCTAAGAGCAAAGAGCTTCTAAAGGCCGAGAAAGGCGTTTACGACGCTATCCGCGACAGGGCGAAGCAGGAAGCAATCTTTGAAGACAAGAGGCTTAGGGCAGAGCAGAACATTGCAACGGCTAAGGCCAGACTTGAGCAGTATGCAAACGTCAGCGCCAAAGAGGGCGGACATCAGTTCAGGTCTCGTGCAAGAATCCTGCTGGCAAGCTCGGAAACACGCCTACGGGAACTACCCGAACTCAAAGCCGAACGCCTTAGGGAATTGTCCGAAAGGCAGGCCGGATACCAAGCGGAAGTGCGAAGACTAACTGAGAATGCTTCTCAGCAAATGGTATAATTGGTAAGGGAAACATCCCCGGAAATGGGGTGATCCCATGATTCCGATCTCATACACCGGCCAACCGGCTTGGGCGGTAATTCCCGTAGTTATTACATACCTCCTCGTATGGCTAGCTAAACGGAATGAAGAAGGGTAGCGGCCAACGCTTGACAGGCTGGAAAGACAGCCACAGCACACGATGTGCAACCGGAAGCTGACCGGAGAAATAGCGCAAACGACGAAATGACGCTGAATAGAACAGGTCATTTCGTATGCCTAAAAGAACTTACTCAAGTACCCGCAGCAATGCAGCACGGAAGATAGCCGCTGCTCTCCTGCCCTGCCCCTGCTTCCGATGTGGACGCCTAGTCACCTCTGATATGCGGTGGAACGCAGACCACACCATCAGCCGTGTTGAGGCTGAAGCACAGGGAATCCCACAGCACGAACAGGACAGACTCGTTGTCCCCTCTCACGCATCGTGTGACGCACGTGCGGGGGCCAAGCTAGGCAACCAGCTAAGGGCTAAGGCTAAGGCCGAGCCACGCCGCGTACCTCAGGTCAAGCGTCCAACGTTGGGCGGTGGCGCTGATGTGTGAGTGCGGACGTGAGGTCTTCATCCTCAAGACGATGGAGTGCAAGCGCTGCTATCAAGCACGCTGGCGAGAAGAGAACCTAGAGAAGCGCAGGGCACAGGACCGAGCAGCAGCAGCCAAACGCTACACACCAGCACCAATGGTGTACACCGCAGCCGTACCGCCGACCACACCATGCAGCTATGAGGTAGCGCATCAGCGCGTGGCCTACTACCGAGGCAGTGCCAGCACTCACGTATGTACGTGTGGTGTACAGGCTGAGCAGTGGAGCTACCGCAACACCAGCGCGTATGAGATCGAAGGCACACGACCTAACAAGTCAGGCACGTTCAAGTGGTCAAGCAACATCACTGACTACGATGCGCTGTGCCGTCGATGCCACGACATCCGAGACGGAAAATCTTTTTCTGATGTAGCTTTCCCGAGTCCCGGCGGTGCCCCTCAAAATCCCTCCCCCGCTGGCCTTGGGGAGGCCCTGTGAGCTACGTAGCAACACCTAGGTACATTTCCTCCGTGCCGGACAATACGTCCATCAGTGAGGCGCACAAGGCCGCTGAGGCTATGGGAATTTCCTTGCTGCCACAGGGTGAACAGGTGGCCGGCCTCTTGGAAGCCAAGGACTCTGAAGGCCTTCCTCTATATGAGGCCTTGGTTATCCAAATGGGACGCCGAGCAACCAAGACTTCCTCAATTCAGGCCACACTTCTCGGACGCTGTTTCTCGATTCCGGGATATCGCATCATCAGCACGGCGCAGACGGGAACACTCAGCCAGCAATTCCTAGCCGAGCTAGGCCAGCAATTGGAAATGGCCTACCCCGATGAGGACACACGGCCCTTCCGCTTCTACAAGTCCAACGGCTCCATCCGCATCGTTTGGGATAACGGCTCACAGTGGAGGGCGGTGAAGCCTCAGGCTTCCGCGTTCCGTGGCTCCTACGCTGACTGCATCCTCATGGATGAAGCAGGCGAGTACGACGCGAAGACCACCGAGGATCTTCTAGCCGGTGCCCTGCCTGTCATGGCTACGCGTCCACAGGCACAGCTAATCGTCACTGGAACACCGCCGAAGACACGTGAAGGGCTGCTTTGGCAGTACCTACAGGCAGGCCGTAAGGGCACCGAGGGCCTAGGAATCCTTGATTATTCGATGGAACCGACGCAGGACGCCACGGATGAAGCCGTATGGCAGGCGGTTTACCCCGGCTTGAGCAGCTGTCTAGTGTCCCTGAAGTTCCTCAGGAAGGCTCTAGAGACGCAAGGGTTGCTGTCCTTCAGCCGTGAGTTCCTGTGTCTTGATCCTGTGGCCTCTTCCCTCCGAGCTATCGCAGAAGAGGACTGGCTAGCAGGGCAGGAAGCGGACATGCTCACCCTGCCGGAGTCCAACTTCAGCCTCAGCTATGAGGTATCGATGGACGGCGGTAGCGCTGCTGTGGCCGTTGCATGGTTCTCGGAGGACGGGATACCGCACGTTCAGATCCTCGAACACAAGGCCGGTTATCAGTGGCTCCCCGGTTACATCGGGAAGGCGCTGACCGACTATCGCGGAACGGAGATTGTCTACGATGCAATCGGCAACAACCTTGCGGTGAATCAGAAGATTCAGGGCATGCCCCGCGTTCCGAAGTCCAACCTCCGTGCGCTCACGATGAAGGAAGTGGCCGGTGGAGTCTCAACCTTCACCTCTGCTGTCTCTGACCGTGCTCTTGTGCACGCGAAAGACGCCAGTATTGATGCTGCTGTTGAGTCTGTGGCCTTCCGCTACTCCGGTGATTCCCGCCTGTGGAGCCGTGGAAATTCAAATGCTGACATTTCCCCGTTGGTTGCTGCCTCTAATGCGCTCTACATTGCAGCCGGAAAGCGCCAGAAGAGCGGCTACAAATCGCGTGGAGTAATGCGTCTCTAGCATAGAAACATGTTTTAGGCAAGTAATTCGATGGTATAATAGAGATACGGATATAAGCCATCCGACTTACTCCAAGTTCTAGGCCGGAGCGAACGTAAATGTTTGCTCCGGCCTTATGGAGTAACGGCCTTAATTGCCAAGTGAAATAACAAATCAAAGCAGTACCTGAAGCGCACCCGCTTCAGTTTGGTTATTTCACTTGGAGTACAGTTGGGCATTTTCAGTAAGGCACAGAAGGTAGCAGGCTACAGCCCTGCCACTGGCTTCTCCGCATCCCCGAACATTACCGGCCTCTTCTCCCCTTCCACTCTCGCTCAGGCGATTTTCCCTGACGTTGACACTTCTCAGTTCCCGGTAGATCGAGCTTCCGCTCTCACCGTTCCCGCAGTTGTTCGCGGCCTTCAGATCTTTTCTTCCCTTGGTTCCCGTCTTCCCCTGCTGGCTACCGACGCCAACGGCCCTGTTGATCTTCCGTGGCTTACCACCACCACAGGCGTCTACTCCCCCGCCAAGCGTCAAGCTTCCGTTATTCAGGATCTGATTCTGGATAACCACAGCCTTCTACAGGTTGAGCGCGACGCTGACGGATACGTAATCGCAGCAACTCATCTTCCGGTGAGTCTTTGGGCCATCGATGCAGACGGATTTATCACCATCGATAACAAGCGCGTCAATCAGGACAGCGTTCTTTACATCCCTTCACTGATGCCTGCCGGATTCCTTGAGACCGCACGCGATTCCATCCGCCAGTACCGCAACATCACGCAGACCATTAACAACCGCACAGCAGCACCGGAGCCGGTTGTACTCGTCAAGGAAACTCAGATTCTTGAGGCCAGCGCTGAAGAAGTGGACGACATGCTTGCACAGCTTACGGACTCCCTACAGAACAAGCGCGGCGGAATTGTTTACCAACCCTACGGCCTTGAAATTGCCGGATTCGGTGCTACGGACTCCGCTAACTCCCTGATGGTGGAAGCCAAGGAATCCCTACGCAAAGACCTTGCCAACTTCCTAGGCATCACCGTTGGTCTTCTGGATGGGACTAACGGCGATTCGAACACCTACAACAACGCCGTTGATGAACGTAACGAATTGCTTGAGCTTTCCCTGATGACTTGGACGGAAGCCATTGCTGACCGCCTTTCGCAGGATGACGTTACGCCTCCCGGTGTAAAGGTCACCGTCGATTACTCCTCTTTCAAGACAAACGTCAGCAAGGGGAATTCTGAAACTCCTAATACTGAGGTAACCAATGACTGAAAAGTTTTCACTGGGTCAGCTTGTCAGCTTCTCCGAGAAGCGCGGAACACTCCGCTACAAGCTCGCACCGTACAACGAAAAGGCACGTGACCGAGACGCCATTTTCCCTGAAGGAAGCATCGACTTCTCACAGGCTGAAGGCTCAATCGTGAACGTGGAGCATGACCCTTTCCGCCCAATCGGAAAGCTCTCTGACTTTGAATCAAAGCCTGACGGACTCTACGCAACTGTAACTCTGGCTAACACCACTCTTGGCCGTGACATCTTCACCGAAGCCAAGGAAGGGCTACGCACCGGAGTCAGCATGGAGCTTTCCGAAATGACTCCAGCTTCCGGAACCATCACCAAGGCTGTCCTGTCCGGAGCCGGAATTGTCGTCAATCCCGCTCTTGGTTCCGCTCGCCTTATCTCTGCTTTCTCCGAGGACGTAACCGAGGAAGAAACCCCAATCCCCTCTGAACCGGAACAGCCGGAAGAGGAAACAAACGCTGAGGCAGAAGCCGAAGCAGAAACCCCTGAAGAAAAGGAAGACATCGTGTCTGAAACTCCCGCTGCTGTTCCAACAGCTTTTGCCGGTAACGGCGCATCTACCCCTACTAGCCTCCGTGAAGTTGCTGCTACTTTCGCTACCCGCGACACCACAAAGGTAAACGCTCTTGCGGATGCCGGTGTTCTTGGTGAGAACCAGCTTTTCGCACTCACCAACATCACCAACACAGCCCACAAGGACGCTGTGGAGCAGCCAGCTTGGCTAGGCGAACTGTGGAGCGGTAAGGACTACCAGCGCAAGTATGCTCCGCTGGTCAACTCCGGTTCCCTGACCTCTTGGAAGGTTGAGGGCTTCAAGTGGACCGCTCTCCCAACCGTTGGCGATTACGCTGGCGACCTCGCGGAGATCCCTTCCACAGGCGCTACCAGCACCTACTACAGCACCGAGGCTTCCCGCCTTGCCGGTGGTGTGAAGGTTGACCGTAAGTTCGTTGACTTCGGTAACACTGACACCATCACTTCCCTGCTCAAGGGTGCTGCGACGGACTATGCAAGAAAATCCGATGCAAAAGTAATCAGCTTCATCAAGGCCAGCGCACAGACCGTTACTTCCGGTTCGGTTCCTGCTGGTGTTGCTGTAGCCGCTGGCAAGATCGTTGACGGCGCTCTCGCAATGATTGACTTCGCTACTCCGTCCTTCGCCATCGTTGGCACCGCTGCTTACCGTGAGCTTCTGCTTACCAAGGAGAACGACTCCCTGAAGTACCTTGAGTCTTCCCTTGGACTTGAGGACGGCTCCCTCGCTGGCTTCAAGATCATCCCTTCAACGGATGTAGCCGCTAACGAGGTCATCGTTGGTGCTCGTGAAGCCGTGACTTTCTTTGAGCTTGCAGGCTCCCCGATCCGTGTTGAGGCCGTGGACGTAAACCGTGGCGGATTCGATGAAGCACTCTTCGGCTATTACGCCTTGGTCCTTAACGACGCACGCGGCCTAAAGAAGATCGCCTAATTTTTTTACCTCGCTTATTGCGAATGATAATCACTCTCAGAAAGGGGCGGTGCAATGTACTGGAACTTCGGTAACGAAGACTCTGTTTACAGCGTTTGGCCGGAAGCTGCCGAAATCGACAGCATCACCTATGAAGCGCTGATGAACACAGCCAACAGCTTGTGCACAGCGTATGCGCCGCCCCTTGCTGAGGGAGTAGCGATCTCCAATTCCTACCGTCTCGCTGAGGTCATCACGGCCCGCGATATTTGGTCAAAGATGGGCGGCGGCAACAGGCAGGAGTTCGGTCCTGACGGGATGGAAATTCCTGTTGCTCCGCTCGTCTGGCTGGCACGTGACTTGCTCCGTCCGAAGACCTCTCCCCTTAGCAGGCTCCGATGAGCACGGTTAGCGAACAGGTAGCTGAGCACATCGGCACCGGCAATCCAACCTTCCTGATGAAGGGATTCCCGGCTGCAACTCCGGAGAACATTCCGACAGGCAAAGTGGCGGTTCACGTTTACCGAACCGGCCTCAGGAAGACCTCAGCAAACGTCATAACTCATTCCCTGACTATCCGCGTGATGGTTCCCGGCCTCAAGCCGGAAACCGCTGAAGTCCTGCTTGATGAAGCTCTAGAGGCCGTCCTGAAACGCGTGGAAACCTTCGCCGGTTTGCGCTGGTCAGAAGGCGAACGCTTCAGCCTTGACGAGAAATTCCACGCTTACGACATTACGGCGGAAGCGGACGCAGTAAACCACTACCGCCCAACTCACCAAACCTCTTAATTCCTGAAAGGAATTTGCAATGCCATCTACTCCACACAAAGTACTAAATATTTCCACCGCCAGCGTTACAGTTTCCGGAGTCGATTACTCCGACGCTATTACTTCGGCTTCGCTTTCTACCACTTCCACCGATACAACATGGGTACCGATTTCCGGTGTTGTCCAGACTTCTACCGGTGCGCTTCAGTGGACAGCAAGCCTCGAATTTGGTCAGGATCTCGCAGCCAACACCACTCTTACCGCTTTCCTGATTGCTAATCACGGCAAGACGGCAACAGTAGTAATCAAGCCAACGGGCACTGCTACTCAGTCCATCACTGTTACCGCGACCCTGAAGGCTCCCAGCACTCTTGGTGGTGCTGTTGGTGTAGCTACTACGTCCGCTGAGTTCCCTGTATCCGGTCAGCCCACCTTCGTCTACGGCGTCTAATTCCTTTGGCTAAGTTCTACGTCGATGGGAAGGGTTTCAACAAAGCGGAACGTGTGTTCAGAC